GGTACGCGAGTTGCATCCGTTGACCTTTACCGAGAACTACGTAACCCAGATAGATACCCAGGCGGCCTGGTCCCTTGGACCTATCTAGCGATGCCAGCCCTGCTTGAGCCTAATGAAGACCCCGATCAGTGGGTCACGCTCTGGCCTTATTCAGACCAACCCTTTGATGGACAAGAGGAGAGTGACAAGACCGAGGATGGTCTCTACCCCCGATGGAATGGTCGTCACCTCTACAACGAACGTCAGGCTATGGACGCTTCTACTTGGGCCTTGGTCTATCAGCAGCAAGATATTTCTGACAATGCTGTTTTTGATCCTGTCTGTGTGCGTGGCTCGATTGACGGTATGCGTAAATCAGGTGGTCTCAACCCAGGCTACCCAGGACACCCTAAGTCTACCCAAGGTTTTCATTTCATCTGCGGCCTCGACCCAGCAATGGTTGGAGATACAGCAGCCGTTTGCTACGCAGTTGACCGCAATACGCACAAGCGCTATATCGTCGATGCCATCAAGATTACAGGACCAACGCCTGCTCAAATCCGTAGCCTAATGTTTGAGTGGACGGATACGTACAAGCCGTCCGAGTGGATTGTAGAGCGTAACGCCTTCCAGTCCTTCCTTACCCAAGACGAAGGCATCCGTCAGTATCTAGCAACGCGAGGTGTCATCCTTCGTGAACACCACACCGGAAACAACAAGTGGGACTCAGGCTTCGGAGTCGCCAGTATGTCCACATTGTTTGGAACGAAGCAAAGCGATGGTAAGCACCATCGAGATAATCTTATCCATCTTCCTTCGGATCAGACAGAGAATATCAAGGCGCTCATAGAGCAACTTATTACCTGGTCTCCTACGACTAAGGGTAAGACCGATATGGTGATGGCCCTCTGGTTCTGTGAGATCAGAGCGCGAGAGATTATCAACAATGGGCAGCACAATGTCCACCATATGAAGAATCCGTTTCTGACCAGATCAGAGCGAGCAAAGCGAGTGGTTATCAACTTAGATGACCTCTTCGAGCAAAAAGAACAACAATTCATCTAAGGAGTCAATATGAAGAAGAAGGCAGTCAAACTCGGCGCTATGGTTGCAGAACGCCAAGGAACGGTAAATAAGAAGACTCGCGCAAAGATTGCAAAAGATTTCAGTGTAGGCAAAAAGGGCGTCAATGCAGGATATATTTCTGGAAAGAAAGATATGGCTGCTGCAGCGCGAGCAAAGAAGAAGAAGTAATGCCAGCCAAAAAGAAGCCTAAGATTTTTACACCCAAGAGATTGCCAAGCGATAGCGATGTGATGATGCCAGGCTATTCATATCCTAAGAAGATGAAGAAGCAAGTAGAAGCGCAGCGCAAGAAGTCTAACAAGAAGTAGGTCAAATGCTTACAGTGAAGGAAGTAGCGGCTAAGGCCTCACGCCTACAGACCCGCTACGCAGCGAGAGATCAGCGTATGCGCGATGTTCTCTCCGTGCGTCAGGGAGACATCTCCAAGGTCTACCCTGCGATGTTCTCTGAGGAGTACCCAAAGCCTCTTGTCGCTAACTTTGTCGACGTTGCAGCGCGGGACCTTGCAGAGGTAATGGCTCCACTGCCATCCTTCAACTGCTCTGCAACCAATATGGTCTCTGACTCTGCTCGTAAGGCAGCAGATACCCGCACTCGTATTGCCAACTACTATGTTGCTACATCCGACCTTGGTATCCAGATGTACTCTGGAGCAGACTGGTTCAACACCTATGGAATGTTGCCAGCCATCGTTGAGATGGATTACGAGTCGAACAGCCCCAAGATCCGTATGCTCAACCCATTCGGAGTCTACCCAGAAATTGACCGCTTCGGTAGGACCATCTCGCTTACACAAATCATCGCATCAGATGCAGAGACCTTAGCGGCACAATTCCCAGAGTACGCAAGCCAGATTATTAGCCGTAACCAGATGACTCCTGGCAGCCCTTATCTTTCCGTCATTCGTTACCACGACAAAGACCAAGACCTAATCTTCCTACCAGAACGCAACAACTTAGTTCTTGCCAACACCCCTAACCCAATTGGCAAGTGCCTGGCTCGCGTAGCCCTCCGCGCCTCTCTAGACGGTGAGGCTCGTGGCCAGTTTGATGATGTTCTAGCGGTACAACTTGCACGTGCGCGTTTTGCTGTCTTGCAGATCCAAGCGGCAGAGAAGAGCATCCAAGCGCCTATTGCAATTCCGCAGGATGTACAAGAACTCGCTCTTGGCCCTGACGCTATTATGCGATCCGCTAATCCCCAAGCGATTAGGCGCGTACCGCTAGAACTTCCAAACGGAGTCTTCACTGAGTCCGGCGTTCTTGAGCGTGAACTTCGCCTCGGCGCTCGCTACCCAGAAGTACGTAGCGGAAACCTTGACGCATCTATCATCACAGGTCGTGGAGTCCAAGCACTTCAGGCCGGATTTGATACGCAAGTTCGTGCAGCACAGGCACAGTTTGCTCGTCTCTTTACTGACCTCGTTTCCCTCTGCTTTGAAGTAGACGAGAAGATCTTTGGCTCCATCACCAAGGAGATCAAGGGTACTGACGATGGAACACCGTACTCGATGAAGTACGTTCCATCCCGCGATATCAAGGGTGAGTACGGCGTAGATGTCCGTTACGGCATTATGTCTGGTATGGACCCTAACCGCGCTATCATCGCACTTCTCCAGATGCGTAGCGACAAACTCGTTTCACGAGATTATGTACGCCGAGAAATCCCAATGGAGTTGAATGTCACACAAGAAGAACAAAGGGTTGATATTGAAGAGATGCGTGATTCTCTTCGCGTTGCTCTGGCTCAGTATGCCCAGGCTATCCCTGCTCTGGCAGCGCAAGGACAAGACCCCGCTCAAATCATTGCTCGCATTTCTGAAGTTATCAAAGGCCGACAAAAAGGCCTCCAGATAGAGACCGTCATCGAAAGGGCTTTTGCTCCAGAAGAGCCATCGCCAGAAGAGATGATGATGGCACAACAGATGTCACCAGCAGGTGCGGCCCCCGCCCCTGCCTCGCAGCCAACTCCAGAAACCCCTGGCGGTATGGCCCCTGCTGGTGCTACTCGTCCCGATATAGCAACACTGCTCGCCTCAATCGGCGGCGCGGCTTAGTAGAGGAGGTGGATATGAACAAGGGAAAGATTCAGAAGGCTGTTGAAGTCAAGCCAATCGAAGGCAAGCGTGATACCTCCAAGCCAAAAGGCGGCAAGGTGTTCTTCGGAATGGTTGTACCAGGTCGTAAGGGCAAGAAGGCCTAGTTAGTTTTAGAAGGGACTGAGCGATGTACGATCCAGGTAGCGATGATGTGCCTCGCTCAGTAACCCCTGCTGATTTCTTAGTCATAACAGCGGGGTTGTTACACAACATAGCGTCGTCAATACACGCATTTACAGAAGATTTGATGGAACTCGCCACATATAACGCAATACGACAGAACAAAGTCAATGCGGTGTGGGAGCAGTTCGCAAACGATTTAGAAAAGATGGAGGACTAATGGCAGAGCCAAGAAACCCACTCGCTGGGGCTGCTGGTCCAGGCAAGTTCTCTACACGTACAGATTTGCCACCGTCACAAGAATACGGCGAGCGCAAGGCAACTCAAGAGATTATGCAAGGCGCTCCTACAGCCAAGACTCGTGGTGTTGCTGACCCTAAGTTGGGTCGCCCACGTAGCGTCACTCCACTTTTTGCTGAGACTGAGCGACCAGATGAGCCAATCACCGCTGGTATTGATCGCGGCCCTGGCCCTGGTTCAGAGGCTCTTGGTATGAATCGTATGGAAGATGAGGATACAAACTTCAGGGCAAACATTGCAGCCTATATGCCTGTCTTGACCTATGTGGCTGATTTGCCTGATACCTCGCCAGAGACGCGCAGAATTATCAGACAACTAAGGGATTCTCTGTGAGTGTATGGAACAGAATCGGTGATGTCGCTAGTAACGTCGGTAAGTTCGCAGGTGAAATTGCGGGTGCTGGCGCTGGCGTAGCCCGTTTTGCGTGGGATGTAGGCACTGCTCCTTGGAACGATAACGAAGAGTACAACGGCTTTGCCAATACCTTCAAGAGTGCTTACAATAAAGAATCAGAGAACATAGTCAAGCCATTCGCCTCCGCTGGTGGCGCGATTATGAAGGTTCCTGGCCTTGCTCCAACTCTTCGTAAGATCAACGAAATCAACCAAGAGTATATTCGTGAGCCACTAACTACGGTCAATCTTGTCGCTGGTGAAATCAATAGAGGACTTTTTTCTGGCGCTGAAGTGCCTAACGTATTCAATCCTGATACGTGGCGTAAAGCGTACAAAGGCGCACAAGAGATTTCCTTTATGCAGTCTGCGCTTTCTTCAATGCGAAATACGTATGACCCGAAGTTCAACGTGTATGACCCAGCGCAACGCGACCAGGCTTTCAAAAAGTCACTCTTCGGTAGATTTGCAAGCGGCGCTGGTGACTTCGGTATCCAACTCGTAGGCGATGTTACCCTCGTTGGAGCAAAGGTAGCCAAGGTTGCCGCCCTTTCAACGAAGGGTGTAGGTGCTATCCGCACCGCAGAGGATGCTACAAAGGCTGCTGAGGATATTACTCGCGCTCAGTATGGCGTCAACAATAGGTTCACAAAGGTCCTTGAAGACTTTACCCAAAACGATTCTATCTACGCATTGAATCACCCAATGGTCAAGTCCTCCAACAATCCAGGACTCTTGGCTCACCTGCTCGGTGACTCGGTAGATGCAGATGAGACTGCTCTTATCCTTCGATCCTCTCTTGGAGACCCCAAGGCAATCGACGAACTGAAGTTGCAACGTGCCTACATCACAGACGCTATTCAGGCGGCGCGTGGCGAGATGGCAGCATACGACGAGTTCAAGTTATTCGCAGCCCCTGACGAGTTCGGGATGCTTCCATTCCTCAATGACAACAAGGCCGTTATTGATGAGGTAGAAGCAAACTACCGTTCCCTCGCAGCAACTGATAAGTACTTTGCAGACCTAATGGAACTCACCAAGGGTGGCGGTTCCTTGGCTCGTACTACTGGCTTTGGACTTCAAGGCGTTGAAGATTTTGTTGCTAAGTCAAGGTCGCTAAAGTTCTACGATCGTCAAGTTGGTAACCCAAAGATTGAGGTTTTTCAACCAACTCCTTTCCATAGGCTGTATCAAAAGGTGTCGTGGCTTGGAGGCGAGCGCCCAGCAGGTATCGTCAACTTCAATGACCCAGACTCATACCGAGAAGTAGTCGCTAACGTAAGCCGTCTTGAGAAGATTCTTGACCTCAACCCAACTCAAAGCAAGGCTTTGATTGACTCCTATATCCGTGGTGCTACCCCTGAACAAAAATTTCAGTCTATTATGGAACTTGAGGCTCGTGCGCTTCGTGGCATTGCAGCCAAGTACGACATTGATGAAGACACAGCAAACACCATCTATAACAACTACACACGAGCAAGAACCTCTGCCCTGAAGTCCATTCAGGACAAGGGTTATATGGTTGACACCGATGGGTCAATTCTTCGTATCCCACAACTAGAGTCGCAGACAGCAGATTATCTGCCAATTATGGACTTTGACTTGATGGATAAAATCCTCAAGCGTAACAGCAGTTCTATTCGAGCCATTGCTGGTAGAGCAGGTTCAACCGCTGGTTACTATATTGATCTCGTACAAGACGCTTTCAAGGCTGGTGCGCTTCTTCGCCTGGGTTACACCCAGCGTAACGCTATAGATTCACAACTTCGTATTATGGCCTCCGTTGGTGCGCTTGGCGCACTGCGTCACCTCGGCGGTGGAATCAAGAACACTGTTTTCAATACAGCCAAGACTCCTGGCCGCGTTATTGACAAGTACCGCCCTATTGACGAGTCTATGACTTACGCTCAGGTAGAGGCAAAGGTCCCCAAACTTATCAAGGAAATTGATGAGCGAGCCGCTCGTATCAACAAACTTGAGGGTGAGGTTGTTCTCAAGAAGAACGACGCTGAACTTGCTGCCGAACTTAGTACCCTCAAACTTCTGCAAGAAGAGAAGTTGGCTGTCTATAACCACTACCAAGAAGTCCTTGCTAAGAATGTCAAGATGGACAAGAAGGCCAAGGTTGGCTCTGGGGCATATGAAGTAACCACCTCTGACGGTGAGACATACATCCTTGATGATGCCTTCGGTGGTCCTTTGGGAGATATCTTCCGTAGGCTTGCATCTTCCCAGAACTCCTTTGAGCGTATGGTAGATACCAACACAGATATCTACGCAAAGACTTTGGCATCTAAAGGAATTGGTACTGTAAAACCAGGAGACCCAGCCTACTTTGAGCAGTGGGCGCAGACCCTTCGCCAGCAGTTTGGTAACTCTGCTATCGCTCGTAAACTTGCTGATGGTGAATCTATTGAGGAAGTAGCAACGTGGTTGCGAAACTCACCAGATGGAAGAGACCTTCGTCGGAGGCTTGCCATACCAGCAGACGAGTCAGTTCTAGAAGTCACTAAAGTATCTGGGTTTTTAGATGAGTACCTTCCGGTGTCCTCTGGGCTTCGACCAAAACTTAGGGAAATAACTGCTGCCGATCTTCGCACCACCTTCAAGGACCCAACATCATTGCCCCTTATTCACGGTCATATCCTTGAGACTAATATGAAGAATACGGACCGACTTTATGTAAGGTCTGCTGTCAATGGGCTTTTCAAGTTACTTGCCTCTATGCCAGAAGATGCGTGGGCAAGACACCCACTCTACGTTACCCTGTATCGCAGAGAAGCAAAGCGTCGCCTTGATGTAATGTCTGGAGTCAACAAAACTCGTCTTACCGTCAAGGAACAGCAAGAACTGATGAACCAGAGCCGTCAGTATGCTCTGCGCGAGATGAAGAAGATTCTCTTCAACATTGAGCGCAAGACCAATGCTGCTACACTGATGAAGTACATCAACCCATTCTTCTCGGCACAAGAGAACGCCTATAAGACCTGGATGAAGTTTGCTGTGGCTAACCCAGCCATTATCAATCGTGGATATCTTGTATGGAACGCCCCTAACAAGGCTGGTATCGTTACTGACGAAGATGGAAACATTGTAGAAGAGGGTAAGACCTCCGGCTCAGATACTATCTGGCTCAGCCTTCCAGCAGGTGTCAAGAAGATTCCTGGCTTTGCTGATATGTCATTGACTAGGCTAGGCATCCCAAAGCAGTCGTTGGATATCATCTTCCAAGGTGGCTTGGATGTCTTGTACTCACAGGGCAACCCCAATATGTTTGGTGATATCTTCCCAGTAGGCCCATATGTCGCAGCGCCTATCTCGGAGATAGTCAAGCGCCAGCCAAGCCTTGAGGATACTTTCAAGTGGGCGCTTCCTTTTGGCCCAAGCAAGGATGTCATCAGTTCATTTTTACCAGCCTGGATGCAGAGGCAGATTACACGTATCGGTGGTCAAGAAGATCCCCAGTACGCTCGAATCTACCAACTTATCTGGAATACTGAGCATCAAAACGCAAAGTTGAATGGTAAGACCCCTCCATCTAATCGCAAGATTGAGGAGATGACCAACGCTTACTGGAACCTTAGAACCTTTGCTAACCTCGTCGCTCCATTTGCCCCACGATTTGACTCGCCATATCAGTTCTATATCCAGAAGTCTCGTGAGTACCGCAGGCTCTACGGAATTGATGCAGACTCTCAGTTCTTGAAGGACTTTCCAGAGTACTTCTCGTTTACCACAAGCCTCTCTGCTAACCCAACGGGAGTCCAATCTTCACAGGTAGCGGTCCGTAACATCAAGAAGTATGGCCCCCTCATCGAGGAGTTGGCAACGGTTGAGCCAAAACTTATCGGTATGGTCGTCAATGATCCTACCGGATACGAGTTCTCAGATGCTGCTTATTCGTTCCTTTATGGCAAGCGTATCGCCCCTGGAGCCGCAACCAAGTTCCTATCGTCACAGAATCCAGTAGACGCTCAGAAGAAGACTGATGCTGAAAAGGGCTGGATTCAGTACAACAAGTATATGGATATCATTGATAATGAACTTGAGAAGCGCGGTCTTTCTTCCACTATGGAGCGAGGTGCTGAAGACCTGAAATTTATAAAAGAAGCACTAGTTCAAAAACTTGCTGTTCAGACAGACGCGGATGGTCGACCCGTAGTTGATGAGAAGACTGGGCAGTATGTTCAGACTGCGTGGTATGACGATTACCTTGACTCAGATGGTTCTAAGACCAATAGAGTTATCGTAGGCCTTGGTAAGATTATCAATGACGCCACTTTCAAGAAGGACAAGAATAAGACCTCAACATTCAAGTCCATTAGTGCTTACCTTGATTATCGCAAGAGAATCGCTACTGAGTTGTCAAAGCGCGAAGTAAAGTCAATCACGGCAAAGAAAAATGAAGACCTCAAAATTATTTATGACGGATTGGTAAACAAACTCAAGGATGGCGACAAACTTGGGTTTGCATACATCTATGACAGGTTCTTGTCACAAGACCTGGTATTTGACAAGTACCTTACACCAAAGGAAACTAGGTAATGACAAAGACTATTCGTGAGGCAGAGCGAGCCAGTGGTTCAAAGGTTCAGCAAGGACCAAGTGATATAAATGACCTTGCTTCAATTATTGGGCTAACACCAGAGCAAGTCGCAGCATTGCGAGAAAAAGAAGACAAAAAAGAAGTCAGGTCTGGCGTATTCACGCGCACCTACGATTCAGTCAACGTACCTAGCAAGACAGCAATCAGAGAAAAAATCAATGATATCTTCCAGAAATACTATGGTAGAGATGCTAACGAGTATGAACTTGCTGAGTGGTTACCAGCCCTTCAGGAGAGATACAAAGACCCTAAGACCAATAGGTCCAAAACTGTCATCAAGGAAATCTATGACAAGGGACGCCTTGTATCCACTGAATATCTTACCGCTGATGGAGCCAACCCTTCCGACTGGCTAGAGAATCAGGTCCAGACACGCCTTGCCTCTGGCAATGTAGCCATAAGTGGGATGCTTGGTGTCCCTGAGGGACCTGCTGGAAAGTATTACACGGCAGTCAAGAACCTTGCCTATGACAACGGTGTAGCCCTCTCGGACTCCGCTGCGATGTCCTACGCAACCAAAATCGTCGCTGGACAACTCGACGAGAACACAGCCTTCTCAACAATTCGAGAGTCAGCATCCAACGCTTTCCCAGCCTATGCTGACAAAATCAAAGCAGGTATTGACCTCAAGACTTTGGCTGATCCATACATCCAGTCAATGAGCAACATCTTGGAAATCCCATCTAGTGCTATTGACTTGTTCGACCCAAAGGTTCGTAGTGCTATGTCTTTCACTCTACCAGATGGCAAGGTGGGCGCTAAGTCTATCTACGACTTTGAAAAAGAACTACGCCAAGATGATAGATGGCAATACACCAACCAAGCGAGAAAAGAAGTGGCAGACGTGACACTGAAAGTTCTCCGCGACTTTGGATTTACGGGGTAACAATGGCCAAAAAGAAGAAGCAAGCCCCACGAGTAGGGGATATCCAGTCTGTAGTCGAGTCTGCACGTCCAGACGAGTTGACTACGGTTGAGGAGCAGATTCAAGAAACCCCTACTGCCCAACCCAATAGAAGGCCTAGCGGTATTGCTGGCGTGGATATCGTCACATCTGACGCTGGAACAGAGACTCTTGTTTACCGAGGAACAGATACTCCAGTAGTTCCAGGAGAACCAGCGCCATCAAGAATGACTGAACCTGAAGGCCCTACTGGTCCAACCACACCCGCAGGCCCAGCCGGAACACAGCCCCCAGCAAAGACTTGGACTGCTACCGATGGAACAGTCTTTTATGATGAGAAGTCATTTCGTGAGTATCAGGACTACCTCAGTGGCAATAGGTCTGCCCGCCAGTCAGCCTTTGATTTGCTCTACCAAGAGTTCTCAAACTATGGACTTGGTTCACTCGTAGAGCCAATGCGTGGTCTTATCCAAGACCCAAGCGTTTCAGCAAGCGAGTTCACCCTTAGACTTCGAGGCACAGATGCCTACAAGAAGCGCTTTTCTGCAAACCAGAAGCGCATCTCCAGAGGTCTTACTGCCCTCAATGAGGCAGAGTATCTTTCACTAGAAGACCAATATCAGAACATTATGCGTCGCTACGGTCTACCATCACGTTATTACTCAAAGGATGAACTTGGTGTACAGCCAGGATTTGATAACCTCATCGCCTCTGACGTATCTAGCGTTGAGTTGGAAGATCGAGTGCAGACCGCTTACAACAGAGTTATCAATGCAGCGCCTGAAGTCAAGGCATCACTTAGGGCTTTCTATCCAAACATCTCCGACGGAGATATCTTGGCATATGCACTAGACCCAGAGAACGCTCTCAGTGATATCCAGCGTAAGGTAACAGCAGCCGAAATCGGTGCTGGTGCTGCACAGGCTGGACTCAAGACTGGCGTCCAACGAGCAGAAGAACTCGCTCGTTTCGGCATCACGGGCCAGCAAGCACGTGCTGGATTCCAACAGATTGCTGGTGGTGTTGGAAGAGGCGGTCAACTTGCCGCAATCTACGACCAACTTCCATATGGTCAAGAAGTAGCCGAACAAGAAATCTTCGGACTCACAGGTGCGCCAGAAGCGGGTCGCCGCAGACGACGTATCACACAACAAGAGCAAGCAGCGTTCGGCGGTCAAACAGGACTCGCTGGAGGCGCATTAGCCCGCGAACGAGCAGGGCAAATCTAAGGCCTGCCCTGAGAATATCTGGCACTCAGGGAGAGACATTCTAAGACCAGTAGTGGGAGCCATACAGAAATCCCCAGTCTGTATGTGGCCTGCGAAAACTACAAAGAAAAGGGAGAAGGACCTATGTCCAACTACGACTATGAGGATGACGACCTTGAATCAAACGATTCAGGGAACGACCTAGTAAAGCAGTTACGCAAAGCAGCCAAGCAAAAGGATAAAGAACTTCAGGAACTCCGTTCCCAGTTTGAATCCTTGAACAAGGCGCAGCGCGAAAGAGCAATCAAGGATGCCCTCGCTAGTCGCGGGGTAAATCAGAAGATCGCTTCATTTATCCCACAGGATATAGACCCAACTGAAGAGTCTGTATCTAAGTGGCTGAGCGAATATGCCGACGTGTTCGGCTTTGAAGCATCAGCCGAAACCCAGACACCTAATGTCGACCCTGCTCAGGCAAATCAGTATAAGAGACTTACACAGGCCGCAGATGCTGGATTCACTCCAGATTATGGCGCAGATGTAATGAACAAACTTCTCAATGCTAATTCGCCAGAAGAGTTGGACGAGATTATTAGGCAGTCTGGACTCTAACCCGATCCTAACGAAAGGCAGTTACAATGGCCGTACCTACAGGTACATCCACAACTGTTACTAGCGTTGCCGCTCTAGTC